AACCCGTATATTTTGTAAAACTTGGAGATTTGACTCAATTTGTAAATCTGATATTAGATACGTCTCCCCTCGGTGCGAGTTTGTTTACGGTCCAATGTTTTGGAAACACAACAAAACATTTGCCAGACATAGCATCATCTGCACCAGAACGTGTATTTTTCCCAGACGATGAGATGGGAACGTATGGTGATTTCAAACCATATGCTGGTTCTGGATTTTTGAAAAATGAAACATTGATTGATATTGGAAACATTCTAATATCAACCACAGCCGTTATAGAAACGTATCGTTCATTTGTAAAAGAAAACCAAACAAGTATAGAATATAAAAATCTAACTGGATTTTTTGATAAACTAATACAAGAAGTTAACTTTGCATCGGGTGAAATGTATCAATTGGCTACTCAACTGATAGACCCACCTAAAGGTGGAAAGGGCGGTACTAAGGCTATACTTGCAATAGAAGATACAAATATTGCGTCTGAAGTAATAGATGAAGTTACAGCATTTCCTTTTACGGCTACTATTGCAAAACCTATTCTAAAATCCGTTAGTATAAGTTGTAAACCACCTGCAGCATCCGCCGCCGCAGCATACACGCAGGCGAGAGGTGATGGTAGAGTTGGTGGTGATGTATCATATTCGGCTAAAGGTGTACCGGATGAATTTACTGCTGCATATAATGGTATTCAAAAATCGAAAGACGGCTTCTTAACAAACGGAGCTGGTCCTCAGTTCACAACGGGTCTAAAGGGAAATTATGCAAGATATAAGAGGACATCTCCTGCAAATGAAAGTAGTCATTGGCTAACTAAAGTTTTGTATCCGATAGATTTTTCATTGACTATTGATGGTATAGATGGTTTTAAGTTTGGTGATGTCATACAGACAAATCTTATACCATCTAGATATAATCAAGAAGGTATGGTATTTGTTGTTACTAAAATTGGTCACACTATTCAAAACGGTGTTTGGGAAACTACTTTGAACACAAAGGCAAGAATAGATCCATCAAAACTACAACAATAGGTGTAAAATGGCTACTCGTAAAAAAATATATTATACCCCAAATGAAATAATAGAAGGACTATACACCAGAGGTGGTGAGTGGATGATATTAGATACATGGGAAAATTACTCTGGATTTTTTCATATCTATGAATCAACCAACGAAATTTTTTCTGAGCAATCTTGGCATCCAACTAAATCAAGAAAACTAGTTCGTTTCCGTAATAAAGAAGAATCTTACTTCAAGTATATTGACATGAAGTATTATAGAAAAGTAAATGGGGAAAAAAGAGAAGTTTATGGACCAACAAAGTATTATAGATTCACATCTCCAGTTGCAGTTATTCGTGAACCAACTTCGAGTGAAAAATCAAATGGTCTTATGACTCGATATTTTCTATTCAAGAGAAATGAACTCTCTTCAAAATCACCGATAGAAATAGATAAAATCCAAGCAGATACATATGATTTGTCAAACGATGGTATAAATCAGTATTTATATGTCCTTTCAGAAATACCTTGGAAAATAGAAGGTCCTGAATTTGATATAGTTGAGAATGGTATTATAAAAGTACCTGGCGTTGTAAATACAAACAGAAGAATTATTGATAGATTCTCGAAAAAATTTCCTATATTGAGGAAAGTTCTGACTAATGTTAGAGAGTTTTCTATTTACAACACAAACAACGCGTTCTAAAATATGTATCAAGATACCCCATGTATCTGTATTCCATTCTTTTCAAACAATAACTTCCATTCATCAGAATCGGAGGTAGTTGGATTATATTTGTACTTTACTGACGGAACAACCGAATTAGTAAACTTTACACATCCTGATTCACGTATTTCTGAAAAAACATTAGAATCAATAAAGTTTCATCCAAATTCACTTGTTCTAAATAAGAAAGGTATGTTATATCATGGTTTTGATAGCGGTATTGACCTAAACTCATATCTTCATTACTATATTCACGATCATGCAAATATACAAGAATTCTACACAAGCGTGATGGAGAATTTTTACTCTCGATATTACACTTCAAAGAAGTTGACCAAGATAATTCCACTATCAAAGTTGATTGAGTTTGCCGAGAATATCATTCTTTTTACTCTCCCATACTATAAACCGGAAAAGATTTCCAAAGAATGTATAGACTACTGTGAAGACTTTATAAATACATTCAAGTTTATAGAGTCGAATGAAATTCCTGTTGGTGACGAAATGAAGAAACAAAACTATATGTGGTACACCGCGACTTCTCGTCCAAGTAATTCATGGAACAACTTCAACTTCTCTGCTTTGAATAAAAATGATGGCACACGTAATAAGATTCATTCTAGATTTGAAAACGGGAAGATAGTCCAGTTTGACTATGATGCTTTTCACATCAAACTACTGGCAAAAATTCTTGATTATAAGTTTACCAAACATCCATACGAAGAAATAAAAGAAGAGTTGGGACTTGATATTCCGTATGATGAAGTAAAGTCGAGAGTATTCCAAAACATATATGGAACAATTACAGACCAATTCATACAACATCCGTTCTTCCAAAGAGTTCAGGCAATGATTGATGAGTTGTATCAAGAGTATGTTGATAAGGAATATACTGAATCATATTTTTACCATAAGAGATTCCGTGAAATAGAAAATGCAACACCAAATAAGGTGTTCAATTACTTTCTACAATCATTAGAGACTGAATACAATGTCCGTAAATTAAAAACGATTCTACCTCTATTACAGGACAAAAGAACGGTATTGTGTATGTATCTGTATGATGCGTTCATATTTGACGTTCCACCCGATGAAAGAGAATTGATACCACAACTAAAACGTGCATTTGAAACAGATGATATGACGACTAAATGCTCTATTGGTAGTGATTTTGGTAGTATAACTCCATATTTATAGTCATATACTATTATAGGAATATTCAAATGATAGACATTATAGAAGATATTGTAAATGAATGGTCAAAGAAGATACCATCGGGAATAATTGATTTAGAAAACGAATCGCATATGTATGAACTTTTAGAGGTTTTGAATCGCAAGATTGATAACCCGCAAATCGTAAAGGCAGTAATGGAAAATATTCGGGAACAAACGAGAGAGAGGTATTGAAGACACAATTAGTATGCACCTTTGTGAAAAAATATGAGATAGATGAAAAATTAGATGATATAAAAAATGAGTTCAGAGTTCTGAATAACAAAGTATTTCTTTTGAAATCACAAGACTTGGTAAATGAACTTATCCTATCTTACAACGTTCTTTTAGATTCACATAAAGACTTTTTACCAGGTTCAATTTTGGTTCATCGTAAAAAGGAAAGTAATACAATTTATACTATCAACGCACTCAATGAGTTGATTATGAATTTGAATAACGGAGTTCTCGATAAGACATACCCAATAGAGTGGGAAACTTACAGAGATACTATGATGTTGAAGAAGCCAGAAGGACTGAAGATAATCAAGATTGAATTGATACGAGTCTATTCAATATAAAAATCCAACCACCTTATATTTATGTTATATGGTGTTTTCTGTTTAGAGTATTATTATGAATGAAATTCAACTTATAAAAGAAACAAACGAAATTATAGAGTCAATCCGAAAAGAATTCGCTTCCATTCGTGAAGCCGAAGGATTTGAGGGTGTGTTCTCTGATATTAGTAAACAACTAAAAGATATTTCAATGTTGCCTAATAGCACAATTGATGTCTCCAAATACAAAGAACAGGAAATTGTTCAGACTCTAAAAAAACTTGGGTATGAATACAAGAAACCATATGGTAATAAACTTCACTTCTTCAACAAAAAAACAAGTATAAGTGTCTACCTTGATAAATCGAAGGGTATGATAACACCGATACCATAAGAGGAAATTATGAAACGTATAAACGAAGCAACATTACTTTCAACTGGAAACGCAACATCACTAATGGTATTTATTGATTTGGCTATGGTTGTTGAAAAACAACGTGGTATGTTGCCAATAGCCTTTCCAAAATTAGGAAATAAGGGAATCAATAAGATGTTGAGAGGGTTTGCCTCCAATGAAACTTATTCGGATAAAAAAGAACAACTCCTCGGTATTTCAGAAAGATTTTACAACAACGGTCCTATCAAGGCATTGTATAAAACACTCGCATTCCTCTCATCACAACCAACAAAACCAGAAGAATCTGATAAAAGAATTGGAGATGTAAACCGTGTTCTCTCTAAAATTGAAAGAATGATAAACGGTAAACTAACAGACGAAGAACGTGAAATGTTTTCCCAAATGGAAGATAGTCTTGATAATTTTAGTGACGGTCTGAACTCAAATCTAAATTCTTCATTGGAATCTTCAGTTGGTCAAGAAGAACCATCTCCAGAAGAGAAGCCAGAAGAAAAACCAAAGGAAGAACCGAAACCAGATGAGAAACCTAAAGAAACTCCAAAGCCGGAAGAAAAACCAAAGGAAGAACCAAAGCCAGAAGAAAAACCAAAGGAAGAACCAAAGCCAGAAGAAAAACCAAAAGAAAAGACGGAAGAACAATTCAGAAGTCTAATAAAAAGACTTGTTCGGGAATCTTTAAAAGAATTTCAAAAATAATTTTGGAAATCTGTAACTTTTTTCGTAGATTAGGATTCCTGTAAAAACAATTCTATCAAAGGAGATAATATGAAGACAACACTACTTTCACTCATCACAGTTCTTGGACTTATGTCAATCGTCGGTTGCTCAAATACAGAAACAGGTCCAACAGAGCCAGATGCGATTTATACAACGATGGTTGCTAATCCAGATGGAACCGTATCAGAACAAGTGGCGGAAAGACCAAAGCCAGATAACGGTAAGAAGGTTACACCAAGTCCATTTGCTGACCTACTTCGTCTTTTAAATCTCACACCAGAACAAAAACCACTCGTAGAAAGATTACTTGTACAACACAAACAATGTACACAATCTTGTATCGAAACACTCAAGACAGCTGAACGTGAAATTCTTATGAACGCAAGAATAGAAGAGAAGAAAATCAAGGATGCAGTAAAGGCCGGTACAATCACAAAAGAAGTCGCAAGACGTGAATTGGCTCAACTCAAGAAATCAACACAAGAAAGACTAAAAGCACTTCCAAGAGAAAAGGTTCGTGAATGTCTACAAGGGTGTGATACACAATTCCTAAACTCACTCAAAGAAATTCTTACACCTGAACAGAAGATTATACTTGAAAAGTGGATTGCCTCTCGTCAAAAGAGAGGAACCACAGACGATAAGAATCCAAAGGGTCGGGGTTAATTCCCTGACCCTTTTGGGTTTTTATCAACACCTATTGACTATTGACATTTAATTTCGTATATTAGTATTACAAACTAACAATTGACCTGATAACAGTTATCAGTTCACAATTATCATTTAACTTTTAGGAGTACCTATATGGCAATCAATCTTGATGCTATCCGCAACCGTTTGAACAATCTGAAGAATGCGAACAACCGCACTTCAAATATTTGGAAGCCAGAACCAGGCGAACACCAAATCCGAATTGTTCCTTATGCACACAACCGAGAAAATCCTTTCATCGAGTTGTTCTTCCACTACAATCTTATTAAGAAGTCCGTAGTTTCACCACAGTCATTTGGTCGTCCTGACCCAATCGTTGAGTTTGCAGAGAAGTTGAAGCAAACAGGTTCAAAGGAAGATTGGTTGATGGGCCGTAAGTTGGAACCAAAGATGCGAACATATGTTCCTGTTATCGTTCGTGGTCAAGAAAATGAAGGTGTAAAGTTTTGGGGATTCGGTAAGCAACTTTACCAAGAAATCCTTTCCTTTATCGCAGATCCTGACTACGGTGATATTACAGATCTGAAGGAAGGTCGTGATGTTGTAGTAACTGTAAAGTCGGCAGAAGAAGCTGGTAAGAACTTTGCAGAAACAACAATCCGTATCAAGCCAAAGCAAACACCGGCAACAGACAATCCTGACGTTATCGAGAAGATTAAGGAACAACCTTCAATCACAGAACTTTATCCAGAACCAACATATCAAGAGCTAAAGTCATATCTTCAGTCTTGGTTGGGTGAAGCTGAATCACAAAGTGAAGAAGTTGAATACAAGAAGCCAGCTGAAGCCCCAAAGCAAACAGTAACAAAGACAGAAGTTGAAGACGCATTTGACGACCTATTCAACTAATAGGAGTCAATCATGGCAAAAAACAAAATGGAACTCACCGATGAACTCGGTGGGGTGATTGCTGAAACTATCAACAAGCAATTCAAATCTCAAAATCTCAAAACGGCTTACTTCTTGGAAGGTGACGATGATGCACCAACCATAGTGAAGGAATGGGTATCTACTGGGTCAACTATCCTTGACCTTGCCATCTCAAACAGAAAGAATGGTGGATTTCCCGTTGGTCGTGTTTGTGAAATAACAGGGTTGGAACAGAGCGGTAAGTCACTACTTGCCGCTCACACCCTACTCAACACTCAAAAGAAGGGTGGTCTTGCTGTCTACATTGACACAGAAAATGCCCTTTCAACAGAGTTTCTTTCAGCCATCGGTCTCAATCTAAAAGAGATGTTGTATGTTCCACTTGAAACGGTGGAAGATATTTTCGAAACGGTCGAGACCATTATCGAGAAGGTTCGTTCATCAGATAAGAACCGACTTGTGACTATCGTTGTTGACTCTATTGCAGGAGCTTCAACAAAGACAGAA